CATGAGTGGTAAATCTTGCCTGATTCTGCTGAGCCTGCTGCTGAGATTCATCCACGAAAGCGGATGCGTCAGACTGTTTCATCTGATCAATCAGATCATTCAGCCCAAGGATTTTACCGTCTTTCAGCTTCAATCCTGCTTCCTTGATGTCTGCCATAACAGACTTCTTAGCCGCTTCACTGGAAAACTTAACATCATCGAGTGCCGCTTTGAGTGCATCTGAGAAATCACGGTCGTAGATTTTCGCGTTGAATTCTTTCTCTGCATCCTCCGCTTTTTTCTTCCATCCAGCAAGCTCTGTCTGAATGTTCGCCGGGTCGATACCGTCAAAACCTTTCAGGGTTTCCTCTGCTGTCTCAGCACGTTCTTTCCAGCTGTCTCGTTCTCCTTCGACCTTTAACAGAGTTTTTGCTACTTCTTTCGCATTCTTATAATGCTCAGAGAGTGCTTTCTTCACATCTGCCTGTTTGTCCTCCGGGATCTCGATTCCAAATGATTTTAATGTGTCAATAAGTTTCTGCATACATATCCTCCTGGTCGTGTTTATTGACCTGCCGCCGCAGGTAAATGGATTAAGCCAGTTAGACCACTGGCAGGGTAACGGTGCATACACGATTCGAACGTGTACAACATTTCTGTTGGATAGGTTAGCAACCTACTCTGATACCATTACAGCAATGCACCATATTCAACCACGATTAGGATTTCTCCTTATTCACCATACCTGCAACCATATTCAGCCACTGTGACGATAAGTCTGAGCTTTCGGGAGCGACCCTGAGCTTCTTACCGCGGTCAAAGCACACATGGGAGTGTCACCCACAAATTTCACGGTTCTTTCAGAAAATGTTTTTCATAGCAAGAAAATTTTTTCTATGAATTGCCATACCGCTACTTTAACGAATCTCTTGTGTTATACCCTAATTTCTCAGGTTCAAGGCAAATCAGCTTAACGAGATTTCCGTCTAGTCTGTGGTCTCTCACACCGCTCACATCAACGGATTATTCTTGCACAGCAAGCGTCTATTGTACGCCGACCACAAGGATTCTGCTTTTGGTCTCTTTATGATGATACACTACAAGGTGTGTTGGAAGTTTCTTCCTCCTCTAACAGAATCACTTCTGCTAAAAAGATGGTTGATAGTCCAGTATCCCGAACTACTCTATCTTACATAACCCTGTATCTCAGCTAGACTGAAAATCTATCTGCACTGAGTTAATCATGTTTGAAATCGGAAAGGGTGGACTCGAACCACCGACGTCAAGAACTATACGCTCTCCGCTCTTCCGCCTGAGCTACATTCCGCACCGCCTTTAACGGCCAGTTGACAGCGCAACTGAGCTGATTTTCACCAGAAGGCCCTCGGCATGCTTTTTAGGTTCGTCAACCTTTAGGATTTTTACAGCAATAACCTTTTTCAGCATCATGATGTTGCGATTCAGCCAAATCATAGGCCGTCTGCAAGCAAACAGCATAATTCTAACCGAATCAAAGTGGAGCTTCCAGAGTCGAACTGGAAAACCTGTATCTGTAGATATTCGTTCTGTATTCCGACAGACTCCACATAACCCGGATTCCCGGGTTAGCAAGGTATTTAACGTGCTATGCCTAAACACGAGACGTTTCGGGCTACGTCAACACCGCCTATACGGTCGCGCACCTCTGCACGGGTTGGATTCCACTGTTCAGTTATATGCTCACAAGGAGGTATGCCGTCATGCACTAACGGCAATGGTACGTGTCGGAAATTGCGTCCGCTTTTCAACCTCCAGATTCCACCCGAACCTGTTTCTATTAAGGACACGCACCCAAGAAAGGAGGAGTCAATGAAAAAAATGTCTATGTCAAGTGGTGACAACCACTTACGAATCTTCCTTATAGATACATTTTACCACAGAACCTCCCAAAAGTTGTGGTACATGTTTTAGCCAATTAGAGCATATCACGGAGTTTTTCCACGTATCTTTTAACAAGATCACGTTCCTCCCGGCACTCTGCGTCCTTGGACATATCGCTCATTTCTGTAGTGAGTTCGTCAAGGTGTTCTTCCAGAGCGGCAAGCATCTTCCTCTTGCAGTCCTCAGACTTGCCGGAACGATAGCTCTGCTTCTGCATCATATAGTCATTATAAGCATCCCGCCCGTCAGAACGGCTGTAATGTCCTCTGACATAATGTTCGCCACGTCTAGCATAAGAACTGCCCCGGTCGTAATCCGGCATCATTCTACCGTCATTTGAACTGTACCTCCCCATGCTGTCACGTTTTCTTCCGCGTTCGCTGTAATCGTCATTGTAACCGCCGCGCATCTCATCAAGGACAGCGTTGTAATATTCCACTTTCTTATCCCAGTACTGAGTGCCCTTGATATCTTTGTACATATCAATCAGCTTGTATGTCATTTCCAGATTTCCAGTGTTTAGCCCATTATCAGCGATTTTGGACAGTTCATCTTCGATTCTTGCGCATAAGTCTTTAATATCTCTCATAATCACACCTCCTACGCTTCTCTGGTCACGATAATATTTGCGTTCGCAACAGAAATTGCCTGATCGCTTGTGTTCTCTACTGCGATATTAACGCAACATCCGCGAGGTACGTCAATATAGATACCAGAGGACACATTGTTATACTGATCTACTGCTGCCGGTGTGGAAATCATCTGTGAAGAAAGAACCGGCTCACCAGAAATTGCAATAGCCAGAGAAATAGCTCCGACAGTACCGCCTGTTGGAATTGCGATATTACCAGAAAAATCCACGAAGAATCTCGCCTTGCACTGGTTAGTAAGTCCTCTCAGGGTGATGATTCCGCTTCCCTCTCTGTGCTGAATGCAGTTAGAACCTTTAACTGCTGTGTTTGAAAATACTACGTTTCCATTTGCTGCTACAGTCTGAGCAGCTACATTTGTAAATTCTGCCATAAGAAATACTCCTTTCATATCACAAAAGGACAGGTCTCAGCCTGCCCCTCTGTGTAATACGGCATAAGCCGACATCCGAATCAATCGAAAGATACTCTCGATATGAAGTTATCAGCAATTACAACCGGCGTTGCATCCGCATCCGTAATATGTGTTCGGGTTAGGAACCTGATATGCCGGAATCGGTGCCGGATTAATCGCATTAATAAGCTGCTGTGTCTGTGAAGCCATTGCAGTTGTGAGAAGTGCACTCTGGCGGTCCTGAGATGCAGCACGTCTGAGGTCATTGTTTTCAGCCTGCAGGTTAGAAATCTTTTCATTGCAAAGATAATCGAGAATGGCTCTTGTTCCGGCGTTCTGGCTGTCGATAATGTCTCTTGTGTTACTATTCATGGTGTTCTGCAATGCACAGGTGTTCTGCGCCATGTTGTAGTTTACGCCCTGGATTGCTTCTCTGGTCTCACAACAACAGTTTGCAAGCTGCGCCTGTAAAGCATTTGTATTCTGCATATTCGCTACAGTATCGGCATTAATAGCCTGCTGGATACCGAAGCCAGTCTGCATGATGTTGGTGTTAATTCCGTTAAAGCCGGTAAGCATACCGTTATTCATGGCATAGAATCCATCACAAAGACCGTTGTTGATTCCGTCAAGTTTGCTGATTACTGCGGAGTTATCAAATCCTCTCTGAATGTCTGCCTGGGTAGCTGCCGTGGCTGCATATCCACCGCCATTGCCATTATTGCCCCAGCCGTTGTTTCCCCATCCGAAAAAAGCAAAAATGAATAAAACAATAATCCACCAGCTACCATCTCCACCAAACATGCCGTCATTATTTCTACCGTTTCCAGTAGCGGCGGCAATATCTGCTAAGCTATAATTTCCATCCATAATATAATCTCCTTTTTGTATATTTACATCAATCTGGCCAGATCGTAATGTACTATTTCATATTCTTCAGCAGATTTTGAAACTGTCCTGCCATCTGCTGAACTTGATTAAGTTGCTGCTGGGAAATCCGTCCAGACTGTAGCATTTTCTCAACTTCTGCTTTCGGGTTTCCCTTAAAATTCTGCTTAAACTGCATAAACTGCTGTATCATCTGCATTGG